GTTGTTCCTTCTTCTCTTAAATACCAATGGCTTCGTGAAATAAAGAAGTTCACAACATCTAAAGCAATGGTAATTGATGGTACGCCTAAACAACGTGAGAAACTATGGCGTTTGTCTATTGGCTGTCAGTACGTTATTGTAAACCCTGAAAGCCTTGTTAAAGACTTGCCACACTGGGAGTCAATGCGCTTTAACGCAATGGTTATTGATGAAGCAACTATCATTAAGTCCTTTACGGCAAAACGTTCTAAGATGCTCAAAAAGTTAGGTGCTAAATGCCACTATCGTTTTGCTCTTACAGGACAGCCTATTGAAAACAGACCAGAAGAGTTGTTTTCTATTATGCAGTTTGTTGACACATCCGTTCTAGGTAAATTTGATTTATTTGATAGAACCTTTATTGTTCGTGACCACTTTGGAAGGCCAACACGATACAGAAATCTAAAACAACTTAATGAAACTATGGTTGAAGCAATGGTACGCAAGACTCGTGAAGACATTGCTGACCAACTACCCCAAGTAATCACACAAGTTGTACCTGTTCAATTTGACAAGGCTGGCGCAGCACTGTATAAAGTGATTGCAACAGATTTGTTAAATGAAATACAAAAAGCAATAACCCAACATGGTCGTAGTTTTGACCTGTGGTCCCACTATCACGGAGGTAATGGAAATGAAGCGCAAGGTCAAATTATGGCTCGGCTTACTGTTCTTAGGATGCTTTGCGATAATCCGAACTTGGTTTTGGATTCAGCAACGTCTTACGACGACCCCACTAAAAATGGAGAAGGCTCAGCCTACGCATCTAAACTCGTCAGGGCCAAACTGGTACCGACGGTAATTAAAGCCCCCAAACTGGAAACAGTTGTTGAATACATTGAGGATGTGTTAAATGAAGACCCGACTAACAAAGTGGTTCTATTCTCGTTCTTTAAGAAGAACTTACGGCTTATCCAAAAGGCAACTGAGGGATTTACGCAAAGCGTATTATTCATGGGAGGTATGGACGCAAGTCAAAGAGACATTGCCAAGCAACGGTTCGCCACCGACCCTGATGTTCGGCTCTTTCTATCCTCTGATGCGGGAGGTTACGGGGTGGACTTACCACAAGCCAATTACCTTATCTCTTACGATTTGCCTTGGTCGGCTGGTAAATTGGACCAACGAGAAGCCCGAATAATCAGATTATCTTCAACACACCCCCATGTTACAGTTGTATCCTTCGTTATGAAAGGGAGCATTGAGGAACGTCAGTACGAAATGCTTCAACAAAAACGAGGAATTAACAGTGCCTTCCTTGACAAAGGGTACGACAACCAAGGTAAATTTGACCTGAACTTGGGCACCCTGTCCGAGTTCCTAAGCCACTCAGAGGTATGAACATGACAACACCAGATTACTACGAACGACTTGCACAAGAATTTAAGAAGTCCAAGGAAGCCATTGAAAACTTGACTAAGCGTCAAAACGCAATGAAAGCAGAATTGGTTACAGCCATAGAAGAAAATGGCTATGAAGACGACAAAGGCCACAAGTGGTACAAAGTTGGCGACATTGAATTGAAGTATGAACGACGTGTTAGTCGTTCCTTTGATAGTCAAGCCGCAGAGCAATGGGCTAAGGACTTGGGCATCTGGGATGACCTTAAAAAGGTTATGGAAGTATTAGACGAAGATAAACTTCTTGGATACGCATGGAACCACAAAGATGTAGAAGATGTTATTCAAGGTTTTTATACTGAAAAGGAAAACTGGGCATTTAAAGCATGAGAGACCCTCTTGACTTATTTGGTGACCTTCCTGACTTTCCAGGAAAGCGTTTACCTAGAAACAGACCTGAAACTAAAAAGGTCATTGACTCAACACTACTGAGTCGTTACAATGGCGCAAAAGGAAAAGAATTCGTAATCAATGGTGAAAAACAAACTTTTTACACTATTGGTGAAGTGTGTAAGGCATTGGGCAAACGCCCTGTTACACTGCGAATGTGGGAAAGCAAGGGTTGGATTCCCAAACCTAGTTTTCGCACACCACCTCCAAATGGTACACAAGTACCTGGTAAGGCTCAAAAAGGCAGAAGACTTTATAGTCAACAGCAACTTGACACCCTACTAGATGCTGTGGAACAATGTGGAGTGAACAACCCCTATCACGCAGATTGGGATGCGTTCAAAACATATATCAAGCAACACTGGACACGTTAGGACAGACACATGAGTAAGTATGATGACGAAGAGATTACGTCAGAACAAGAAGAAAAAGAAACACCAACAACAGGACGCACAGTAGTCCGTGGTGGTTGGAACGCTGTAGAGGATGTAAAGAATTCCGATTCTCCTTTTGCACAGCGTCTTAAGGTTTCTGAAGACCCCATCATCATTAAGTTCCTTAATGACGAGCCATACGCTTCTTGGAGACAGCATTGGATTGAGCGCCAAGGACAGAAGTCATTTGTTTGCATTGGCGACATTGACCCTAGTGGTTGCCCTTTGTGCGACGCAGGTAGCCGTCCATCTGTACGCATTGCTTTTAACGTTGCATTGCTTGTACCTGGTGAAGAGCCAATCCTTAAGTCATACGAAGTTGGTCCACGAGTTATTGACCAGTTGAAGAACTTCCACACTGACCCACGTACTGGACCTTTGTCCAAGCACTACTGGGCAGTTAGCAAGACTGGTAAGGGTGCTACTACAGCAACAGCCCATCAGATTGTTAAAGAGCGTGACCTTGAAGAGTGGAACATTGACGGAATCACTGATGATTCATTCAAGACCCTTCGCAGTAAGGCGTACACTCCAGAGATTATTGCGATTCCTAATCGCAAAGACCTGCTCGCAATCGCAGACGAAGACATTTCGTGACCGTGGAGGGCGTAGTCCCTCCTCGTGCAGATGTTGTCACCTCCCTTGCTGAATTGGATGAAATAGTTCAAATCATCAAGGGAGTTGGCGCATTTACATTTGACGTTGAAACACGGGGAATACTAGAACGTCATCCAGTAATGCTGGAAACTATGGAGAAGGCATGGAAAGCCCATGTTTCCACTCTAAAGAACCCAAGCCCTGAGATACAAAAGCGTGCTCACGATAACTTTTCAGATAAGTACCGAGGGTTGATTGCGCTTAATCCCATGTTGAATGACGTGTTTTGGATTGGCATTGCCACCAAAGGACATTCTTGGGCTATCCCTATGGGACATTCTGTTGGAGAAATCCTTGTTCCCGAAGAGATAGGTGACGGTAGCACAGTGCCACCCGAGGGTTACCGTAAGATACTGAAGAACGGTCAAGAGTCTATGGCACGCTTTAAGTACCATATTCCTGCTGTGATGTCTGAACCACCCCCACAGTTACAACGTTCAGAAGTCTTTGAAGCCTTGCGCCCTTTGTTCTTTAGTGACCTTGTTAAGGTTGGTCATAACGTAAAGTTTGATGCTCGCAGTATCAGCAAATACTATGGCGAGATACCCCCAGGTCCTTATGCAGACACAATGCTGTTGCAACACATCCTAAATGAGAATTTGATGTCGTACTCACTTGAGCAACTCATTATGTGGAACTACGACAAGCACGATGCATACGCTCGTGATGGCAAGTTGGGAAAGATAATTACCCAAGTACCATTTAGTAAAGCCGCACACTACGTACACCTAGACGTGCGTTGGACATGGATGTTGTACCAGCGTTTGTGGGGTAAGGTTAAACTAGATACCACTTTGATGGATTGCTTTTACCAAGATTCTGAAGTTCTTAGAATTCTTATGCACATGGAGAACCAAGGTATTCCTGTGAATAAGAGAAACATGAAGAACCTAAGTAAGGACTTGGACGGTCACATGCGTGACATCCTCTTAGCATTGTCGGAGTACACTCCAGCAGGTTTTAACCCTGACTCCACAAAGCACAAGCAACAGTTTTTATTTAATAAGAAGCGTGAAGGTGGCTTAGGTCTTAAGCCACACAAGTTAACAAACGGAGGCGCTCCATCAGTAGACGAGGAAAGCCTACGATTCTTGGAGAGCAAACATCCAGCACTTACTTTGTTGTTGGATTGGGCAGAAACACAAAAGTTAAAATCAACGTATGTAGATGGGTTGCTACCTAAATTACATAACAGCAGGCTTCATCCTTCTTTCCACCTGCATAGGACTACTACAGGGCGCATGTCTTCTAGTGACCCAAATCTTCAAAACGTTCCACGAGACTCAAACGTCCGCAGTCTCTTTGTAGCACCCGAAGGGCATACCCTCTTGGTGGCTGACTACGACCAGATTGAATTGCGAGTTATGGCTATGTTTTCGCAAGACAAAGAACTTCTAAATGTGTTTAATAACGACATTGACATTCACACAGGTGCGGCTGCTCTGCTCTTTAAGAAGTCCATAGATGACGTAACTAGCGAAGAACGACAAATTGGTAAGGGTGTTAACTTCTTGACTGCGTATGGTGGTGGGGCAGGGAAACTAGCCCGCACTACAGGTATTGACTTTGAGCAAGCCCAACACATGATTCAAGAGTATTACCGACAGTTCTCAGGACTGACAGAGTGGAAGCAACAAATAGTCGCTGAGGGTCGCAGGATGGGGTATGTAACTACCCTGTCAGGACGTAGGCGTAGGCTACCTGACCTGCTCTCTGCCAACTCTGAATGGCGCTCTCGTGCTGAACGCCAAGCCGTCAATGCGGTGGTTCAAGGGTCAGCGGCTGACATCTGTAAGCAAGCAATGATTAACATACATAAAACGCTTATTGGCACAGGCGCAGAGATGCTTGTACAAGTCCACGACGAACTAGTTGTTGCAGTCCCAGATGGCAAATTAGATGACATACTAGAGCCGTTCCTTGTGGCTATGGGTGATGGTAAAGTATTGCACGGAGTACCAATTAGGGTCTCCTATCACGATGCCATTAACTGGGCTGAAG